CAAACTGTATAATTGTTACTGACACTGGTTTTATTTTTACAAACATTGGAACTGAAGTTAGCCCTGCACCAGTGTTTAATTTAATTGTACCTACTGAAGTTGTACCTTGTACACTACCTAATTTTTCTTCAGTTTTAGCTTCTATGCTACCTAGTTGTAATGTACCAACTACACCCGTTAATGCAACATTATTACTAATACTAATTGTATTAACACTGCCTGTTGCAGAAACACTAGATAGTTTTTCAGTAATGTCTACTTCAAAACCACCTGCTGAAACAGACTCTATTGCACCTGTACCAACTACACCTGTTAGTGTGACAGAGTTACCAATACCTACAGTATTAATAGCACCTGTAGCTGATACACCTGTTATATCTTCTTGTAAGTTTACAGATACTGTATTTACAGAACCTGTTGCTGATACTCCAGATATATCTTCTTGTATGTTAGGAGATACTGTACCAATAGACCCTGTAGCAGATACACTATCTAGTCTTTCAGATATATCAATCTCAAAACCACCAGCAGCTACTGGTTCTATTGCACCTGTTCCAGCTACTCCTGTTAAAGCAAATGAAACATTGCGAGTACCGTAGGTAGAACCTCCATATACACCTGTTCCATATAAAGCAGAAGAAGCTACAACAGCCATAACTTACCTCTTAGGCAATACGTATTACGGCATTAGATGCATCTGCTGCTGGAAATTCTATGGTTAAGTCACCTGCTGTAGCACTTACTGTACCACCAAAATCAATTACACAAATAGCTTTGTTAGAAGCTGATGAGTTATAAATAATACAACCATCTGCTGAAGTTGTTACGTTAGAAAATACTTCATCTGTAAAGTCTACTATTGCAGTTGTGCCGTCTGTAGAGATAGTTGCACCGTCTAGGTTTTGACCACCTGCTGTGTAATTAGTACCAGAAGCTTCGTCTGAGTTACCTGTAACATCTGAATAGTTTGTAGTTGCTGCACCGTATGTACCAGAAGGTGATGGTTTTATAAGTGCTAGTTTTAAAGTGTGGGTATCCAAATCATGAGTACCCCCTAAAAGTTCTGATTTAAAACTTGTGCACATTGCTGTTGTAATAGCCATGTTTGGATTTCCTCTTTAAAAGTCTACGCAGTATTCCATTTTAGTTACTTCTAATACTGCATCTTTGTCTTGCCAATTTGGAACATAAACGCATTCTATTTGTTTATATCCATTTTGTCTGGCGTAGTTAAATCTATTGTTTCCTATAGCACAACGATATTTAAAATCTACGTCTACAGGTTTATTAGGGTCTTGTCTGTATGGTTGTTCTTCGGCATAAAGTAGAAAGGTTTTTTGTGACCAAACTATTGGAGGCCAAAGCATTCCATTTTCATCCAATGATTTTTTAATTGCAGCTAAAAAATTTCTATCTAGTAAAGCAGCTTCATCCATTTTAGCGTACACTTCATCTAGATTAAATACTCTAATATCCCAATCAAGTAATTTATTTTTAGCTTTAAGTATCATTTAGATGTTCTAAAGGGGCCACTAAAAGCAGCCCCTAAAGTTTACTTATACTTGGTCACGAGCTACTTCAGCAGCAGCTTTAGATGAACCTAGTGAGTCTACGTCCATTAGACATGCATAGACACGAATTTTACCAGAAGTATCTGGTGTTGTACCTATAAGTAACATATCAATAGTATCTGATGCTGTTACTAGAATTGGACATGCAGTGTTAGCAAGAGTACCGTAGTCACCTACTGATGCACCTGTAATAGTCATACCATCAACAAATGCGTCAACGTCACCACCAGTGATACCTAGGTCAAAAGTTGCACCTGTACCACCAGCTGGTGCTTCTGTAATTTCAGCACCTGCAAACATTACAACTGTGTTTGCTCCAACAGTGATAGCTTCAATTACATCGGCTGCTGCCAATGCTGAACCTTTTGCAGTTGCTGCTGCGGCCAAGTCGATTTCGACTTCAACCATGTATGGTTTTGAGGATGGATTACCCTTTCCACCTGCTGCTTTAGCGAGAGTTGTTACTGTAGCCATAAATCAATCCTCCCTTACGCTGCGTTATATTTGGCAGTAACGATACCTTCAGGACGAAGGATCTTTCTACCATATAGATGCATACCACGAACAATGTCAGCAAAGCTGTCTGGATCACGGTAAGTTTCAGTCTTATTGATTTGCTCCGCAGTTGCGACAGCAGAATCATGACCTGCAACAATAGCACCATAGTTAGAGTTTTGGTTAGCAGAACCTGTTGTACCCGGTCCTGTACCGACTGATGGTAGGTTGCTTGAAGTATATACACGGAAACCGTGGAAGTTATTCAAGACAAGACCATTTCGTAGTCCACCTGATTCACCGAAGTCTGCGTTGAAAAGACGTGAGTCTTCATCACGTAGAATCTCCATGAATACTGGATCTACAACCAACCAACGTCCATCTTTATCAACTTGTTGTTGATCAAGTAGACGAGCCATACGAGCTACAACCATTGCTGGTGAAGCTGTTGCTGTTGGTAGAGCTGTTGCTCCCGGCAAACGAGCTGCCACTGGAATCGAGTGATCGCCAGCAGAAGTTGTTGTGATGTTGCCGAAGTCACCTTTTTTCAGTTTCATGCTTGAAAGCAATTCGTCTGAACCTGCAGTTGAAACAGCTTTTGTACCATTTACTTGGTCGTTTACAGTGTCAGCTGCAGAATGTAATGCAGACTGCTTGTAACCTGCCAAGTAACCTAATACTTCTTGGTCGTACTGATCAGCTAGACGATATGCTGCACGATTAGTAGCCAAGTCCATGAAGTTCACATGTGAGTGAGCTTCTTCGATGTCATCAATTTTAAAAGCAAAGTAGTTTGCTTTATCAACAACAAGTGAGAAATCTTCATCGTCAAGATCTTGTGCAGTGATTTGTGTACCACGAGCATAAGAACTAACTGAGATTTCAGGTTCTTTGATGATTTTTACTGTATCGCCTTGAGCAGCAATTTCTCCGAAATAATCAGAGTTAGTAATATCACCAGCAACGGTAGACTTGCGGAAAGCAAGTTGTACCTTCTTAGAATAGATTACGGATGAAAAATTACCGTTAGGTAGGTTTCCGTAACCCGATGCGGATGTAAATGCCATTTTTCTTCTCCTTAGAATATTATTGGCGTTTCAAGTTAAGGAACCCAAACAACCGTAATAAGAGGCTAAACGTTTTCTAGGGTGCGTTAGGCTAACAGTCGGCCAACCGTTAACCTTACGGGCCTGTACTTGTCTAGGTAGTTCCCATTTGTGTTTAAGTTTTTAGTGAGAGTAAGAGAGGTAGTCCCGGATGGGAGGCTCTTTAAATACTCCTAGTTATACACTAAGGTTTTGTTTTGTCAACACCTATCGTGCATTACCTGTCACATCATAGATGAATTTGCCATTACGCATAGCTTTATTGATATCATCTTGACGTTTTTCAAATTCTTTTGCAGACATCTTTGCAACTTCAGACTCTCGTATTTGAGTAGAAGATTCGTCTGTATCTACAGTAGCCTTTGAACCTTTGCTTACCAAAGATGCAGCAGCTTTCTTGTCTGCTTTCTTTGCAGTTTTAGTAAGTCCTTTATCGACCTTATACAGATCAATAACTCGTATTACAGAAGCTGGATCATCTGCATTTTCGTAGATTGCATCCTGAACCCATTTAGGTTGTGCTTCTGCCCAGTCATGAAACTCATCTGCTTTACGTAGTGTATCAAAGTCTGGATGTGTTTCACGAATTGTTGCTTCTGCTGATTTACGAGCAGCTTCATATTGTATTTCATCTAACTCAGCTAAACGTGATTCAGCTTTCTTATACATCTCCTGAGCTTTTCTAGCTGCAATAGTTTCTACTATTCCTGCTACATCTGGATATTCTTTTGCCCATTGCTCGATGTCTTCATCTGACTTGGGTGGTACAATAGCTTCACCCTTCATTCTTTTTTCGAGTGCTTCGAACTTTTCATTCCACTCTTTTTCTTTTTCCGACATATGTCGTCTAAGATCACCGTAGCGTTTCTTAAAAGACTTTTCTTCACGACTTAAGTTAGAATCATCTTCTTGTGCTTCTTCTTTAATGTCGGCTTCTTTTTGTTCGGTATCACCTGTAGCTTGTACTTCGGTTGTCTCAGATCCTTCGCCATCGGGTTCATTCTCTTCAACTTCTTCACCACGTTGTTGTGCCTCTAGTCTAGCAATTTCT